GACCACCATCACGATCAGGTGACCGCGACGGTTGGGAAACAGGGTCGGCTGGATGTCGTTCACGCCCGCGCTGTCGTTCACGCTCGGCGGGCTCACCATGCGGTTGTAGCTCCCCGAGAACTGCACCGCAGGCTTTCCACCCAGGCCGCGTGAGCGGTACTTGGGCGCAACGAACGCAGTCGCACCCGAAGGCGTCGAAACATCGCGCTCGAACACGCACAGACCGCGACCCCTTGTGTCCGGCCACACCTCTACGTCGCTGCCGTCCTCCGACTCCAGATCCTCGGCTACGAACCAAGCCCATTTGCGTCGGTCCCACTCAGGTAGCTGCGTCGGGTCCCATCGCTGCGCATCGAATACCGCCGTGTGGTCGGGGAGCGTCGGGTCGTAGTAGCGCTTGTCGAGCGGGTTCGCCAACGGACTGCGCGGACCGCTCGCCGTCAGCACCTCGCCGCGAAAGTTCACGTCGAGGTCGTTCAACGGGTACGGGATGCCGTCGCGCCGGAACGCCACCGTCGCACCCGAGCCAAGCGACAGGTTCTCGTACTGAATCCACGACGACCGCTTGCGCGACGTGTCGTTCACCGCCGCGTACAGCTTGTCGTCGCGCAGGACCAGTTGCTCGACGAACTCACCCGTGACGATCTCCCACTGGAGCACGAGGTTCTTGTCCGTGTCGGGAGCGTACCGGCGCAGCCACGCCTTGCTCTGGTCGCCGCCTTCGCTGACGCCGACGTACAGGTTGTCGCCCACGTCGATCGCCAACGCGCGCACCTTTTGCGCCTCGTCGCGGACCGGGAGCGTGAACGTGTACACGCGCACGCCGTCGCGATTGAGTTTGACGATCGTGGCCTTGCCGTCGATCGCGTACTTGTTGCCCTGAGAGTCGTGGACGATGGCCGGCACGCCCTCGCCGCTGTTGAGCGCAGCCGTCCACTCCGACAGGTCCCCTACCGCGCTCGTCGTCGCGTTGGTGTAGTCGGTCTGGCGCGCGTCGAACGTGACCTGCACCGCAGACCGCACCGCTCCAGCCGCAAGCGCGGTCTCCGAGAAGCGCGAGAAGCCCGCTCGCTGCCCGCCACGGATGCGGTTGCTCTTGGGATCGACCGAGCGCTCGTTCTGCGCGTCGCGGGTCGTCCGAGGCGGCTGAGCGTCGTGCGCGAAGTTGTCGCTCAGGCCGCCGATCGGGTAGGGGAGCGGTACGTCGGGCATGGGCTAGACCTGATACGGGCCGCCGATGATCGTAGCCGATTGCCACATCCGATTGCTGTCCGTAACCCCGCCTCGGATCTCTCCAAGCTCGTCCTGCACCGAGGCGTCCTGCATCACCGCCGTCTGGAACACCGGCGACTGCTGCACGCGAGCCAAGCGGTCGTTAAGGTCCGCGATGTCGTGCTCGTCGTAGCCCTGCGCGAACGCGAAGCACAGTTCCAGCAGCAAGGGCTCAATGAACGGCGGGACGCTGATGGTCTCGTTCTCGTCCGTGATCTCAACCCACGCCGAGTAGTAGTACAGGTTGAGCGAGTCCGACGTGCCGATCTGCGGGTACACGCGCAGCACGGGCCGCATCGGGCATCCATCGGTCGGCTTCTTCCACACCACGGCGGCCCAGTAGCCGACGTTGTTCATGCTGATGATCGAGGTCTCCAACTCAAGCAGATGCGACGGCGTCGTCAGCACCAGCGCGTTGAGCAGCGACCCAGAGGTCTCGACCTTGACCATGCGGCCAAAGTCCTTCGGCAATTCGACCTCGCTCTTGCCGGAGTTGATCGTGATCGTGGTCTTGGGCGCGACGGCCCACTCCCACGTGTGCATGGTGAAAAGCTGTCGCCCCGCGAGATTGCAGAGCGACAGCGTGTCCATCGACGGCTCACCGTCCAAGCGGCGGCGCAAGAACTGCCCGATGCGTTGAACGGTGAGCGTCATGATTAGCTGCCGCCTTCCATGCCGAAGCCGGTGATGCCGTTGAACAGCACCGCGCCGCCCAGGGTACGGGTCGTCGGGGTCGCAGTCGAAGACAGCGCGATCCCGATGATGCGCTCGTTCACAGCGAGCACGAGATCGAGGTTCTTTGCAGTCGTCGCCACCAACGGAGCGCCAGGAGCGACGCTGCCGGATGCCGCGATGACGAACACGCTGTCAACGATCCCCTGCAAACGAATGCGCCCCTTGGAGCCAACCGCGATCGGCTCCAAGCACACACCCAAGATGCCAGCCTTGATGCCAGCGGCGGTCGGCTCGACAGCGTTCGAGAACGCCGTCGCACCTTCCGCGCCGTAGGGCGTGTTGACAGTCGTGGCCCCGGTGGTCGAAGCGCCAGCGGTTTGGCCAACATCCGTGAGGTCGAGCTGCACAACGTCGCCGATGGCGAACGCGACCCCAGGAGCCGTAGCAGTGCTGCGGTTGTACACCACAACGTCGATGTTCGGCGGGAAGTAGCCGATGCCCGGCCCGCCGATGGGAGAAGTGATCATGGTTCAGACTCCTTGGATCAGATGAAGACCGAGTCGGCGGTCGCCGGGTACACGATGCCTTGGCGTTGGCGGCTCGTGCAGACGATGTTGTAGTAGGTGTCCACGTACATGACGTGCGTGGAAGGCTGGTTGGGATGCGTCATGACCGGGTGGCGGTACAGATACATCTCAGTGTGGAAGACCGGCTTCAGGTACTCGAAGTTCAAGAAGTGGTAGCGCGGACCAGCGTTGGTCGTGCCCGCCGTGTCGTTTTCGGCGGCGTAAATGCCACCGGAACCGGTCGGGTACATCACCGCCGTGTCGAGAGCAGCGATGCCCTCGATCGGGATGCCTTGGAACGTCGGGTTCGGGTACGCGGGGTCTTGGCCGCCCGCGTAACGGAGCCAGTCGTTGTTGCTCTGGAGAGCGAACTCGTACTGGACCGTGCCGTAGGACAGCGAGGTCAGAATGCGCGTCGGCATCGACTTCTTTTGACTGTACTCCGGCTTCTCCGGCAGACGATCGAAGCCCGTCTGGTTCAACATGCGCCGGAACGCCGTGAACAAGTGCGGAGCCGTCGAGCCGACCACCGCGCCAGTAGACGCACCGTTGTAGGTCGCGCGCTGGTTGCGGAAGCGAGAGAACGACGCGGGATTCTTGCCAGCGACGGTGCCCCAAGCAGTCGTGGAGCCGAGCCCCGTGTAGGGGATCGTGTTGGTCAGCTCGTTGTTCCACACCCCGAGGGAGTACGGAACCTTCGCCGTGCCAGCCGTCTCCATGTCGGCTTGGTTCGGCGTCGAGAACAGCGCGTCCTCCATCTTGTTGAACTTGGAGGTCCACATCGCCTGTTCGAGCTGGCGCTTGAGACCAACGATCTGAGTGCGCCGACCGTTCGGGTCCATACCCGACGCGTTCAGCGTGATCGTCTCGTTGTTCCACGCCATGTTGTCGCGGAAGAAACGCCAACCGACCTCGAAGTCGGTCATCGTCTGCGGCTGCGACGGAGTCTCGTTGTCGTCCGGCAGATAGAAGTGCGCGGTCTGCGCATCGACCATCTGCGAGAGCCACTTGATCGACTTTCCGCTCTGGAGAGTGATCGCTTGGTCGCCGCTCTTGAGCATGTAGCCCAAGGCGTAGGTGTTTCGGACGACTTCGTTGATGACCTCGTTGGGCGAGGTCAGGTAAGCACTTTCCGTGCTTTCCATGAAGTCATCGAACACGGAAATGACAGAGCCCATGTTTCGATTCCTTGTCGCGGATCACCGTCCGCGCTGCGGTCGCTACGCAAGCCCGTGCTTCTTCTCAAGCTCCGCAAGGAAGTCCATCGCCCGCTCCTCTTTGCCCTTGGAGGCGCGCGGCGTAGATCCCTGCGGCTTGGTCGGCAAGCCGTTTCTGCGATCACGAGACTTGGATTGGTCTTTGGACGCATCGACCGCCGCAGCCCCAAAAGTGAGGACGGAAGCCTCGTACATCAGGTCGCTCACGTTGTCGTAAGCGCCGGACGGAGCCAGCTTCATCATCTTCTCGGTGACCTTGGCAAAGTCCTTCTCGTCCCGCAGCTCAGGGAAACGCTCCCCAAGCCGCTGACGCGCGCCATCCATCTCGATTCGCAGGACCGACGCGGACAACCGCTGGTTGATCTCGACCTGTTCTTTCAGTCGAGACTCCAATGCGGAAGCCTTTGCGGCGGCGCGGCTTTCTAGAGACTTCAGGACACTCGTCACACGACCGGCCACTTCTTGGCTTCCAAGCTCGTCGGAGAGGGTCTTACCCAGGCTGTCGAGGTCCAAGGGTTGTTCGGCGGGCTCTGAGTCCGCTGACTCCTTGGTGGGCTCGGTAGCTTTCGCTGCCCAGGTCTCTCTCTCTTTGCGCAATTCTCCAAGCTGCCGGTACGCATCGTCAGCGTCAGACTGGGCCTTGGCACGACCGCTGCCCCAACGGAGCAGCTTGTCGCGGTCCAGACTGTCGATGACGTTCACCGGGACGCCGTCGCGTCGGAGAGCGGTACGCGCCCGTTCAAAGGCGTTCTTCTCTTCCGACGACAACGTAGGCGTCTCGGTTTTCTTCTCTTCTTCTTGAGCCGGAGCTTCGACCGGAGCCTCCTCAGCGGGAGTCTCGACGGGAGCTTCTTCGACGGCGGGTGCGGGCTCAGCAGCGGGTACGAGCGCGGCGAGCATCTGATCGAGTTGCGGCGTGGCGACTTCAGCGGACATTGACGACAGGGTTCTCCGTGTCTTGGGTCTTGGAAACAAACTCGTCCTGCTCGCGGCGGCCCTCGAAGCAGACGTACCCGTCCTTGTTCACACGCGCGCCCAGCTTTTTGGCGTCGCGCGGGTCCATCGTGTAGCTGACCGTGCCGCGCAGAGGCGACCCGGTTGCGACACCCGGCACTGACGGGATGCGGCGATACACCTCGCCGTCTACGACAATTTCATGCCCAACAGGCGGCGCGTCAGCCATCAGCGCGTGCCGCTCAATCGTCTTGCCAGTCGCGTTGCGGTACTCGTAAATCATTTGCCCGCCTTGGTTCTAGCACCCGAGACTTGACCCGGCAAGGACGCTTGCTTAGAGCGGCTGTCCGGCATCGCCTTGGCCTGCGTCCGCTCCATGCGGGGCGCGTTGTGGACTGCCTCCTTGGCCTCGCCTCCACCACCTTGCTCACCGCCAGCCATTGACTGGAGGCTGAGCTGCTGCACACCAGCGAGCATCTGGAAGTCGAAGTACGACGGAAGCTCTGGATAACCGCGACGGTGCCCGTACTCCTCCATCAACTCGCTCCACTTGACGTGCGGCATGGCGACCATCGCTTGGCCGACCGACAGAATCGTGGTCAGAAACGAGTCAGCCTCAGCGGCCTCAGCCATCTCGTCCTTGCGCGCCATCGAGCCGACCTCGATCGACACCTCGTAGTCGTCCACGCCCTTGCCGTTGTCTGCAAGCCAGTCCTCAGGCGGCGTCGTGGGCAGGTCTGCGCCGGGCATCATGCGTTGAAGCACGCGACGCTGACGAGGCCACGCCTCCTTGGTGATCTTGCCGACGTACAGCGTGTCGGGGCCGAAGTCTTCCTTGGCGTCGTCGCCAAGCTGCATGACCGTGTCCTCGGTCGTGAGATACCACGCCACGGTCTGAAGGTTCCGCTCGCAAGCGTCCCAGAACTTCTTCGTCTGCCACGAGGTCCGCACGTTAGACGACGCGGACGCGATGGCGTTCTCCGTCGCCGTCGCAGAGCCGGTAATCATGCCCTTCTCGGCGTCGCTCATGCCGAGCATCCGGTCGGCACGCTCCTTCATGATCTGCTTGACCAGCAGCATCTCTTCCGTGACGCCGCCGATCTCAAGCTGCTGCACCGTGTCGCGCGTGGGGTTCGACTTGGTGTAGACGTAGTCGTGCTTGCCGTCCTTGACCTTCTTGGCAAAGCGGCGGTCCGACTCGTCCACGATGATCATGCGCTTGTAGTTCGCAGCCGAGCGATCGATGACCTCGGAGTGTCGGTTGCTGTCGTCGATCTGACGCCAAGCAGCTTGCACCGGAGCCAGCGGCCACGGGCGGTTGGGAACCGTGTAGATGCCGTAGAGCGTGTACGGACCCCAGCGCGGACCCCAGAAGTCACGCGGCTTGCGCGGCGACATACCCTTGCCCGAGCTGTCGCACGCGATCGTGAACAGCGCGCCGTGATAGCCGTCCTCGGGCTTCT